GTTGTATTTTGGCATATACTTCCTAATGTAAAATATTTCCAAATCATCCAATTCTTCTTTTTTACATCTAATAATTGAAACATTGTCAAACTGTTTATCGGAATGACTATAAGGTCGGCAAAGTCCTGTTATTGACTGTCCAACATAAACTACTTCATCGCCATTCAACAAAAAATATATAATAGGTTCTCTTGCCACTGGAATATTAAGACTTTTGGATTGTTCCTTAAACTTCATAGAAAAAATACCTGCCTTTCGTATATAAGATGCCTTGAATGTATGTAAATCAACAGGCAGGCGGCAAGGCATTTCCGCTTTTCGATGATCGGTCTAGCCTGTTGGTTTTACCGTATTATTTTTCGAATGAAATAAATCCATGATTTACCAATTCATTTAAAGCTTTTTCGACAACTGCTTTGTCCTCTGAAACATATTCGCAGATTTCATCCAGTTCAAAGTCTGTTCCATCAAGGCTCATCAATATGCCGTATATTCCTTTTGCTTCCAACGATAGACTCTTGTTGAGTATAATATTTCTGTCAACTAATCCATATGGCTTCATTTGATTCATTCCCTTCTGTAAAGCAAAAAAAGAGCAGACTCCAAGACGGTATCACAGAAAACGGGTCATTGTTTCAACCCAAGTAAATATCATCTTAAAAGTCTGCTCAATATTTTGTTTTTCGTACAATATAACAAGATATAGGTGTTACTTGTTACTCATTCATTATACCGCAATCCGGCAGAAATGGCAATGGTTTTTACCATGCTGGGCTAGGATTCTTCCGCCGGTTGTTGTCGTTCTGGGCTTTTGTGACAGCTTTCGCAATAGCACGTCCGTCCAGATTGATCGTATTGGAAATGTACTGCGGAGATGAGTTTCCGCCGGTGTTCATGTTCATCATTGCCATGGCAACGCCCTGTGTTACCGCCTGTGCCATTTCCTCCTTGCCCAGTCCAATACTTCCGTCTGGCATGTTTCCGGTGATACTGTCAGCAATGCTCTTCATAGCCTGTTTGTTAGTCAATGGAAGGACCGCTTCCTTTCCGGCTTCACCGACACCAATCACGGATGCTGCATTGAAAAGTCCACCTTTGGCGTACCAGTCAACTCTCGAATTGTACCGCCACTTGTGGGTCTGTCCCTCTTGCCAATCAGTGTAATCCATGGAAATATGTGGAGTTCTGATGTTGATTGACTCCATGCCGTTTCGGAGATTCTGCATAGCCGTTTGCCCGATACTGTACATATCTCCGAAATTTCGACTAATTGTATTAACTATACCGTTGATCGCACCGCCGATGCTCGTGTCCATGGTCCCCCGGATGTAAGAAGATATATCCCTTCCAAGATTCTGCCATTTGCCAAGAGCGATTCTGTACTGGCTTCCAAAGTGGCTGCGGACGGTTTCGTCCATTCTGCCGAGTTCCGTACTTGCGTCAACCTTCATCTGGCGGACGTTTTTGGTTACTTCACGGGAAGAATTTCCCCAGTTCTTTGTCGCAGATGTGCTTACACGGCTGAAGGATTTTTCAGCGCTTGTAGCTGCGGATGCAGAATTGGTTTCAGTCTGTCCAGTAATGGTATCCCAAGCTCCTTTAATTTTTGAGCCGATTGAATCCCATGCTGTTTTGGTCTTTGAACTAATAGTGTCCCACACGCCGGTTCCCCAGTCTATCTGACTAAGGAATAGTCCGATGCCCCTTCCGAAGGATTCCCAGTCTGTTTCTCCTGCGATATCAACCAGAGCATTCAGTAAGTTGGTGATGAAAGTGTTTAAGGATGTTCCGTTCTCTTTCCACTTGAACTTTCCGATAAAAGTATTGATTCCGTTGGAAATATTAGTTACCAATCCGCCCCAGTTGAATTTTTGCGTCCATGCAGCCAATGTCTGAAATGCACCGTTTAATCCGGTCGCAATCGTAGTTGCTATTTTGGAGAATGAAATTCTGCCAAAAGCTCCATTCATGGCATCAGAAATCGCAGTTCCTAACTGTTCCCAACCAGTCAGCCCGGCATTATTCTCTTTTGACATCTTCTGAACAAAACCGTCCAGAATATTCCAGCTTATCATAAAGCCACTGCCAAGGACTTGACCAAGGTTCGGCCAGTTAACTTCATCAATCATTCCCCGAAGTCCGGTTGCCAGTTTGTTACCAATGTTTACGAAATCAATACCACCCGGGCCGATCAGAAGCTCAAAGGTGTTGACCAAAGTGTTGATACCGGCACCGACAGTACGTCCTAATCTATCCCAGTGAATGTTTTCGACAAGGCTGTTAAAAGATCGAGTAAAAGCATCACAAAATGCAGCAATTTTCGGGCCCACATTACTCCAACTAATAACATCATAAATCTTCCGGATTCCGATATTAAGCATATCTGCAATGGTCTTTCCAAGTCCTTCCCAGTCATGGTTAAGAAAAGCTTTACGGATTTTTTCAGCCCATTTATTGATAGGGGTTTCTTCTTTGTTCAGAGCATCGTCTATCTGGTTTGTGATTCCGCCAAGACCCAATGACGGTGTTGCACCGGTTCCAGTTTTACCCTTTCCGGTACCAGGTGTTGAACCGGATGAACTAGAATTATCTGTCAGCTGATTCAGTTCGTCAAATGGAAGAACAGAAAGAGCTTTCTTCAGAGCTTTTGCTGATGAAGTAGCATCGTCCAGCCCAGAAGCTGCTGCATCTCCGGCATCCTGTAATCCGCTAAGGTCTGCTGCGGAATCTTCCAGTCCAGCAAGATCATTTACGACCCCGCTTGTGGAACCTTTAATCTTTTTCCCCATCAGAACATACATGAAGTTACGGAATGTTTCCGCAGCCTGCATGAGTTTTGACATCAAGGCATTAAGAGCCTGGATTCCCGGAAGAACTGCTGCGATTAAGCCCTGCCCGATAACAGATGCAAGGGACTGGATGTTCATAGTAAGGAGACGTACTTGGTTTGCATATGTCAATTAATGTTATCCTATAGGCTTTTTATCCTATAGTTCTTATAGTTTCCTATAAGTTCGGCGTACATTTTCATCCCATAAGGATGTCGGATACTCTTGGGGATATTATATTCTAAACTCTTTAATAAAAAAGAGCCTAGGTTCAATCCCTACGCTCTACAATGTGCTATAGCTTTTATTCTATAGCCTTATCTCGGTATTAACTTATTGACTTATCCATTTATATCCAAATGCAGTTCTATCAGGTTTGTCGATTACCTTGTGTATGCCCTTGTAGCACACACCTAATTCTTTTCCTGCATCCGATATTCTATTAAACACTTTTAATATTTCTCCTGTATCAGGATTTACTTGAGCTACTTTTCTACCTTTTTTTCGTTTTTGATAATCACTCAAATCTTTTATCGGAAAATCTTCTTCATATACAAAAATAAAGCCGTTTGCGGATTTATATGTTTTGCTCAAAACTCCAGAAATAGTCGTGCGATTAGCACCCGTCATTTCTGAAGCTTCTTGGACACTTTTGAATTTTTGTATGAAATTTCCGTTGCTATCGCATTGAATAATACTTCTCATGCTTGTTGATTCTGGCGTAGTGTACTTTCGTGATCCATAACGCTGAAAATCTTTCTCGTACATAAAAATGCGCCCATGGTCAGTACGCGTTTCACTCCTGCAAGATTCCAATACACTGTTTGCGCAAAAGCCGTCTTTCTCTGCTTCAGTGGCACTATCATATCTTTTAATAAAAGTTCCATCTTTTGCAAGACAAACTACAGGAATTGAGTTATGTCCGCCAACTCCTCCTTTGTTTTCGTTGTATCCACTATGATAAGTATTATACAGTGTGATATAATTTCTTTCAAGTTTTAAAGCTTTTTTTCTTGTATCACAAGTTTCTAAAATTTCCCATTCAAAATTATCTGTTCCGTATTTTTCAATTGCATCGTGAAATTTGCATTTTTCCTTTTCATAGCATCTTTCGTGTTGCCATTTTCGATTATGGAAATTATTTGTCTGTCCGATATAAGATTCTTGAGTTATTCTATTTGTAGCTCTGTAAATATAATATGTTCGCATTAAATCACCTCAAACATATTATATCAAAATGTTCGTATTAAGTCAACTTAGCATTTACCGACTTTACCCGATTTTCACTGATGTATTGCTACATCAGGCGGCACATAGTCTACCGGCTGTTCTAGCAAAGTCCCCCTGTTGTGCACTTGTAACTGACATAATGTAGTTATAACGCAACATTGTTTTCTGCGCCTGTGTCATGGAATTATAGGCTGTTGTAATGCCTTGTGACAACGCATACTCCTGTAAATTGGCGACTGAAAGATTTATTCCGAGCTGTTTTAAAGGCTCGATTTCACCCGAAATGCCCGCCCTTATTTTATAGAAGGCGGTATCAGTATCAATGTTGTAAAAAGATGCTAAATCTCCGGCTAATCCTGCAAGAGTTGTTGACATCTTCGCAGCTGATTCCTGCGCTACTCCAGAAGCATTCAGCATTGCCATCATGGTTCCGGAGTAATTCTTTGCTGCCAGTTCCGACAGTCCGAACTGCTTTGTCGCCGTAGATGCAAACTTGTATGCCTGATCTGCCATGCTTCCAAAAGCAACATCTACAACGTTCTCGACCTCAGCGATATCGGAACCAATCTCAAGGATACCTTTTCCGCCCATAGCTTCGCTGAATTTGTTCATTACAGCTGAAGCCGCTTTGAAGCCAAGGACGGACTTAATGAAAGAGCCCACATTGAAAGATGCTGTTTTCAGTCCGTTACTCCTATTGACTAGACTAGAGATTCCGGCTGCCAGAAATCCCAGTCCACTCTTTGCTTTTGTTGCTAATCCACCAAGCAACGAAGAAAGCCCCGAACCGATAGAGGAAAGCTTGTTAAAGGAATTGACCACAGTATTCGTGGAAGTCCCTACTTTCCCACTAGCCGCCGCTAACTGCCCGAGAGCTTCTGTCATTCTCAGTGTATTCTCACTGATCCGCGGAGCATCCTGCATGGCGGTAAAGAACTTCTTTACTTCTGTGGCTAAATTCTCCAATTGTGACGCTGTTTTACCAGTTTTGTCACCTGCATTCGCTAACCGTGAAATTGATTGCACAAACATGTTTATGGATTCTGAGGGCTTTACTGTAAACAGCATACCATTAACAACTTTTCTTAAGTTCTTTCCAAGGGTTTCCAAGCCTGCCGCTGATTGGTCTGCTTTTCCTCCGGCATTAGCAAGTCTCGCCAGTGAACCTACAAACCGGTTGACACTGGAAGAAACGTCCCTGATATCATTTAAGCTGTCGATGCTTTTGATGATTTCTCCCATCTTTGAAGTGTCAAATCCGCTCATATCCGCTGCCGCAAGTCGACTTAAGGAATTGATAACATTTGTGATTTTAGAATCCTTGAAGTTCATTCCGTTAAGAGCGTTCATGGTGCTGGAAATTTTTTCAACACCGGTTATTGCTGGCTGCATTTTCACAGCATCAATTTCTTGAAATTTTTGAATAGCGTTTACTGCTGACTTGACGTTTTTTGCATCAATCTTTGGAATTGAAATATTGGAAGCACCTTTTAAAGAACTTAATCCAGCAGCCAGATTCTGCAAGGATTTCGTGCTCGCTCCAAGCGTCGTAAAGTCAACTTTTGACAAGCTTCGAAGCTGTCCGGTTAATCCAGCTAAGTCCGGCACACTAACTTTTGTTTTGTTTAATGTCTGTAAGGCTGCTGATACTCTTCCAATTTCACGAGCATAATTTCTAAGCCCACCGGTATTGACGTTCCCCAGTGCTGTGTCAACATCCTTTAACTTTTTAGCCAGATTGCCTAATGCTTTTGTAGCGTTCCTGGTACTACTATTTATTTGTATATCAAGGGTATCAATGGTATTATCAGCCACAAAAAACACCTCCTTTTAATCAAAAAAAATAAGGGCAGACAAGACTTTTTATTCATCCTGTCCGCCCTTTTTATTGCCTATCTCAGCAATATTCGCATTTGCCTTTTTTATCAGAAGTTCGTAGTAACGTTCTTCCTGCTTCAATTCAGCTTCAGACCGTTTCGGAACATCTGTTTTTTCTTCAATCTGTGGTTTCTTTGTTTTTTCTGTGATTGGTTTATCTGGATACTTCGCTTTATTAGAAAGTGCACTTGATACCGCAGATTTCACATATAAGCCGGAAAGCCATGACTGATATTCAATCAGTTTTACCTGAGTTTCTATCTCATCACGTTTACCTTTCTCGTACTCACGTATCCTTACTTGAAGGTCACGTATGGTACTTCTGAGAAATTCTTTCCGGCTCATTCCGATGCGAACAGCCGCCGGATATAACTCTGTCCAGATTATTTCGCTGTAGCTTTTTTCTGGTGATCTGTCGGCTTCTTCGGAGCTTTCTTCGGTTTGGCTGCTACGTTCAGATCGTCCATGAACGTCTCCAGACCGGTCAGTTTGAAAAAACCGTCTTCCTCCATCTGTTCAAGACACATGGCAAAGATACCGTAAAAGTTACCCTGCTCATCATCCTTATGTTCCTGAATGAATTGTGCTGCAAGTTTCTTCGCAGTTGCAAGATTCGGAACAGAACCGTCTGCATCCGGGTTGTCACCATGATACTGAAGAAGTCCTGCATAAAACACGGTTAATGCTGTGCTCGGGATATTTGCCATGCCGGAGATCATTTCTTCCGGCGTTTTGTCCACACCGCCACTGGTTGCCAGAAGTGTGCTCATTACGCTCTTGACGCATTCATCATACAGAGATGCTTCAATGCTGTATTCCAGTTTGTACTCTTTGCTACCAATCTTTAAAAGTTTATACATAATATCTTTTCCTCCCAGTTAGATATGTTTGTTATTCGGTTTCGGTTGGCTTAACTGCTGTATCCGGGCCGACATACTCATTGATAGTCAGAGACATATCAACGGTAAGAAGACCGTTCTGATCTCTTGCCGGTTTTGGAATGATAGTCGGCGGCTCAATTTTGGTGAAAAATGCTTTCTGAAGCGCCGGGTAATATTCCTCATACCACATAGACAGACCACTTGCATGAGCTGTTTTGTAAGCGCTGATAAGATCTTCCCACTCTTTGATTGTTTCGTCTGTAACGTTTACAGTTACATTGAATGTACCGCCGGTTGAACCACGACCTGCGATAGTTCTCTCGATTTCGTCTTCGAGAGCGGATGCATCGATAGTCTCAACGTCGATAGCGATTTCATCAGAAGCGTTTGCATATCGGTCAACAAGTACGTCCAATGCAGTCTGAAGCTGGTTG